GTGTCAGTGACAGTTGCACTGGCTACTCGAATTGTATCAGGCCAATACTCACCCTCCCAACACATCGCCAACCGGCCATCAGCCAAGTCGCGTATGCGCTGAAATTCCGTTGTCGCAAGATTATCCCGGTCAAGACCGGACAACTGTGCAACCCCGTTCAGCACATTACTGAATGTTAATGTCCTCATTGTCCACCTCCCTGACCCGCAGGAGCTACCCCGGTGAGTCCCACCTGTTTATTCTGAATTTGGGACACCCCCATTTGTAAATTTTGCATGTACTTGCTGAACAATTCCTTGAACAACTCGTTGCCCTGCATCGCCTCCTGAACACCGGGGCTGCTGCTCGCTATCTCTTCAGCGAACTGCATTTTAGTCCCGGCAGTGGGTTCGTTGCTCATGTCCTGATAGGTGGCCTCGACGCCCACCAACATTCCGGTAATTTCACCCTTAGTTTGTTCGTAAAGTTTTCGGCTGGCACCCTGTTGATCGGTTAGCAGTTCCTCTGCACTCTCAGGAGCCACTGCCCTGAGTAATTTGTTAACCAGTTTGCTGCGATCAATGGTGCCGCCTACGTCCAACGGAACAATGGCTTGCGCGATGGTTTGCATTTTTTGCTTCACCATCTCGTTGTCCATCTCACTCACGTTGAACCTTAAATTAAAATCAAATCGAACTGCGTCCTGAGTAATTGCCTCGGCAGCTTGGCTGCTCGTGATTCGCATAACCTCTTCAGGCGAAAGGTACTGGACGCACAACCTGAACATCTGGCGGTAAACCTCAGAGTAGGAACGCAACCACTCATTCACCATGCGCTGTTGCTTCATCATAGTTTGCGTCTGAGGGATTTTAGCGTTGGGCCTGCCAAAATATGCGTCTGCCTGCTCTTGGATCGCCTCAATCAAGCTGAAGGCCGTTGCAGGGGGTCTGGAGGGTGGCTGTAGCCACGCATAATCTCCTGCCTTTGTCACCGGCAACTGAACACCCGGCCCTATCTTGTTTGCCATGCCAAGACGTTTGCTGACCTGCAAGGGTGGCATCGTCTCAAAGCTCGTAGCATCAAAGATCGAATCACGCTGAACCTTGATTTCGTTCTGCCAAGTCTTGACGATGTCAGGCACGCCGCGAGACTCAACCACGCGCCGGGCAACATTCTCACGCCTGAACAGGACAAATGGATACTGGTTGTGCGCGTAGTCGAGCATCTCGTGGAGGGCGAAAAGTTTATTACCGTCCACGTCCGAAATTAACGGGCAGAAAATCGTGTAGTAAATTGATGGAACCCCGTTTGCATCAATCTGGCGCGTGTAAGCATAAACAACCTCAACCAAATTATCGCTCCGGTTAAATTCACTAACCAAGCCTGTCAGGGCTGTCTGATCCAGATGGTTCAATGAACGACCGGAGGTGTTCAGTGCAGCATCGACAAATTTTTCATCCCAATTTTCTGTCGTCACCTTGCTTCGCAACTCAACCTCTGTCAGGTATTGCCTGCGGAAGATCGCACGCGCATTCTGGATGTCGATTGTCTCAGGCGGGATGGAGATTTCCTCATGCGGCTTCAGGGCAACAATGGATGGGCGATTGCGACAAAGGTAGGCTTCTGGGAAGACTGCCGCGCCGTCCTCGCGCAACTCCTTAACGATCTTATTGGCCCTGCGCTTCTTTAGGTCAGGCACAAACTGCATCAACAATTCGGAAGCCTGATCGGCACGCTCCTTGTCTGCAACCATCTCAGGTAACTCGGCCAGTATACTTGCCGGGTCACTCTCTTGGGCAATCATAATTAACTGCTCCATCGTGATCGGTTTATTTCGCAAAGTCGCCTGCTGCTCCCAGCCAACAAACATGGCAGCCCATCCGTAGGTTGAGATGTAGTTGGCGAGCAGTTCAGCTTCTCGCTGCAAGTCGTTCTGCATCGAGGTGCGTACCCAGTTCACCAAGGTGGTCGCGGCTGCACTGGGTTCAGTGTCATTCAGTTCAACCGGGTTAACGCGAAGATCAGCCCTGCTGTGAGCCACGGTGAGCATGTCAACACAATCACCGATGATCTGGTCAGCAAGGTAGACCCGGCAGTCGGATGCACCGTCAAACGGGAAGGCTTGAACTCCTTCAGTTAAATTCTTGCTCCACTTCTTGCCGTCATCAGACTGACCTGACCAACGGGCGAAACGGGTGTCTTCTGAATCACGAATGGCACCCAAGGTGGTGCCTTGGTCGAGCGAACGCTTGTACTCCGATATTAGCTCATTAACATCGGGCGTTTCGCTGGAGTGAGCGAGCTTGTCCTTCATAGTGACAACCTCCTCGACTAACGATTATACGCAACGACTTCACCTGCTGACAGGTCAATAGCCGTGAACTGTCCATAAAGGCTTACACCCTTTGGCAGTACGGACGGCGTGCCGGTTATATTCCCGCTAGTTAGAGTGGTGAATGCAGTGCTGTCACTCAGGCTGGTAATCTTAAACCAATCACCTGAATGAACATCAGTATCCGCTATAACGATGCCCCCTTTATTCCCGAGGTCATCCTGATTAATATGAATGTTCTGTGGCATTACTTGTAAACCTTAACCTTGCGACCGGGACGATGATGGATAAAGCCATCACCAGAATAACCGACCTGTATTTTTCCTGATCTAGTCTTCACCCGCGCTTCAGGATTGTCGCGCAGATATTCCTTCGTAAACTGCTTATCATTCCAGCAACCCGGCTCACGGTTATTCCAGTAATGGAATGAACGAGAATCGATACTGGCAGTCATCTCGCCAAGGCCGTCAACGTGAGCGTACTCAGCGTTAGCATTGTCCTTGGCGATCTGGTTTGCTCCACCCTGTATCTTACCAAGGTCAGAATGGACTCTCGCCCGAAGATGTTCGCCAACCATGCGGCGTTCATCTCCGGGCAGAGAGTTGAGTATTCCTTCAAACATCGCTTGCTCTTAGGAAGCGAGGTCAAACTTGCCTTGGTTCAAAGGCCCGCTGCGAAGCACAAGTGCTGCAACAGCACTGATACTACGAATCGGCCCCCCACCTGCGTCCGGTAAACTTTTTACCTCAGGGAGGGATGAATAGCGGATTTCAACATCCGACATCTTTAAGCATAGACCATCGGTCTGCGCTGCCAGCCAGTTGGATGGGTGCAGGCGAATTTCACCAAAGTCACCACTGAACGTATCCACGCGATACTCAATCGAACGACCCTTTTGAGGGCTGAACGTCCGAACCTGAGTTGCGGGAGTCGAAGTGGTGCTTCCTTCGGCAGCAGTCCTGATGCCGCTAAGGCGATCAGTCAAGCCACGCTTTAAGGTGCGCCCAACGGGCATATCGTAAGTGTCGATAGTACCTGTCTCACTGAATATTGAAGACATGACATCTTGGATGGTCGTGTCTGTGATAGTAGCAGTAGTCGCAGCCGTTTCGATACTGGCAGTAGGAGTTGTGAACCCACTGGGGGTAGCCAAAACAGAACCGGCAGAAGTGCTGATCCAGTTAGCCAAACCACGAGTCATGTAAGGAGTCGATGAGCCGTCATCAGCCTGCGGGGCTTGCGCCGAGCAGAAACTAAGCTCCATCATATTCTTTAACTCCGTAATCTTGTGAGCAACCTGAAAGGCTAACTCATCTTTTACGCCCGCAACATTGCTCACGTCCACCGACAGATTCGACACACGAGTGGCGAGGCGATAGATTTGAACGTAGTTTTGGCACAGCGCACGGACGTTGTGATCGTATGCGCTAACATCGACACCATCGACCGTACCAGTGTTGGTTACGTTATCCAGTTTTGTTACCTGCCATGACATGACAGTGTTGCCCGGTTTACTTCCCTTTTTTGCCAAGGATGAAACCGGAGTTGAATGAGCATTTACTAAGCTCACATAATCCGCGAGGTCTTCGCGTTTACCGATCTGATTTTGAGATTCCAGCAATATAGCCATAATTTATATCTCCATTTTTATTAATTGGGCGAGGTCGTCCACTTCACCCGTCTCAGAGAAGCGTTTTCGTGCAGAAGATGAACGGGCTGTCGATTCATCCACCGGGGCCGGTTCGGCAGTCGGTGCCGCTGGCTGTTTCGGT